CAGGACGGTACAAGACCACTTCACGTCTGTGCGCTGGCCAGTGGCTGAACTTGTGCGCTACCTCAATGATGGTCAGCGTGAAGTGGTCTTGTACCGTCCTGACTCTATGGTGACTAACGCCACTGTGGCTCTAGTTGCAGGGGCGAAACAAGCTGTTCCTACCAATGGCTCCAAACTCATCGACGTGATCCGTAATACCGCTGGTACTAAGCGTTCTGTTCGCATGACCGTGCGCAACATCTTGGACACGCAGAGCCCCAACTGGTACAACCTTGCTGGCGTGACAGAGATTCTGCACTACATGTACGACGCTCGTGACCCCAAGGTATTCTACGTATACCCACCAGCAGCCTCTACAGGCGCTTCTGTGGAGATTGTGTACTCTGCCTATCCAACTGATATCACGGAGCCCGCTGACGGCGCTCTATACACGGCTGTGACGGGTAATATCAGCTTGCCTGACATCTACGGCAACGTCTTGGCCGATTACATCCTGTATCGCGCCTACACCAAGGATAGCGAATACGCTGGTAACGCTCAACGCGCACAGGCTCACTACGCAGCATTCCAAGCTGCACTGACAACTGAGATGGCTGGTACAACAGGCGTAGCGCCTAAAATTTGAGGTGACACATGGCCGAGAAAATTAAACTCGTACAGGGCGACACCAAACCTGCGCTAGTCTGCAACATCACCGATGAGATCACTGGTCTGCCAATTGTGGTGACTGGTGCTACGGTTTTGCTGAAGTTCCGCGCTGTAGGTTCGGATACGTTGACCGCTACTGTGACTGGCTCTGTGACTGACGGCGCTAACGGCCAAGTTGCGTTCTACCCTGCTTCTGCTCCCGCTATGTTGTTGGGTGAAGCCGGTGACTACGAAGGCGAAATCCAGATCACGTTTCTTGATGGAACCATCCAAACTGTTTACGACTTGTTGAAGTTTAAGCTGCGCGAGGACTTCTAATGGGCGTGACGGTTGTCAGAACTGCTCTAACGGCTTCAACGGCTGTTACAAGAGCAAGGGCAAGCGTCGTCATCGTAGCGCCTGTAGCCGAGACTTCGGCTGCACTTTTAGCTGCTGCTACTTCTGTTGTCGTTGCTGGTGCATCGGTGACTGTGATAGTACCTGCGGCTAATCTGAATTACATTTTGCTAGCGTCTGCCGCGTACCTTGATACGTCTGGTCGGTTCCAGTTTTTCCCTGAAGAAGTTTTTGTAACCGACGCTTCGTTTAGAACGACGCAGAAAGCGCTGACTGATACGTTCGGGCCGACAGACTACATTGCAAGCATTAATACCCAACTTGCCTATACTGACAGTGTGGCCCTGCCGGACTTCGTCATCCGCACGCTTGAGTACATTCGCCGTTTTACAGACACTATCGATTTTGCTCACCGAGTTTCGTTTACTTTTAGCCGCCCCCTTGCAGATAATTTTGCACTGAGTGATTCCGCAGCTAAGGGGTTTACAAAACCTCTGTCTAGCTCATTCTCTCTGTCTGACACCGCCCCAACATTTCTGTACCAACTGGCGTACACACACTCAGTTAGCCTTCAAGAAACCTTCCGTACCGTATTTAGTAAAGCACTAGTTGACAGCGCTGGCACGGTGGATGCGACTCACTTTAATCTGGGGAAGCGTTCGGTAGATGTCTTCTATGTGCCGGACAGCATAGCTCGAGATACTTCTAAGGCGCTTTTTGATAGCTTTACGCACACTGATTTGGCGGCCAAAGACGCTGGCAAGTCACTGGTGGACTCGTTCCCGCTATCTGATTTTGCGGTCAGAAACACCCTGAAAGTCTTCTCAGACGCTTTTAGTCACTCAGATTCTTTGTCCAGAGTTGTCGACAAAGGCGTATTTGACAGCCTTGTGCTTTCTGATTTCTCTAGCCGCATCATTGGGCGAGTAATCAACGACGGCGTTGCGATGAACGATAGCGCTGATCTCGCAGACAATATCACTTACCAAGCTGTAAAATACGTAACCAACTTGGTTTTTGTTGCTGACACCAGCACGAGGGCTTGGAATGCGAACAAAGCCGACTCGGTATCTTTGGCCAGCAGTGGTATTTTGTCTTCCCAAAACTACTGCGATCTGTCATACTTCGCGGAAGACTACGTCGGTATTTCTCGTACATTTTCATAGGAGCCTCCATGTTAAACGACCAACTCAAAGTAACTGGCGACGTAGTCGTCGAAATCACCGGCCCAGATGGCCAGATCAAAGATCGCCGCGAGATTAAAAACCTCGTCGTTGCGACAGGTAAAACTTTCATTGCATCACGCATTGTTGGCACACCGACCGCTATGTCTCACATGGCCATTGGCTCTAACAGTACAGCCGCTGCGACTAACGACGCTGCCTTGGGCGCTGAGTTGGGCCGTGTTGCGTTGTCATCTTCTACATCCTCCGGCGCTGTTGTTACTTATGTAGCTAGCTTCCCTGCTGGTACAGGCACTGGTGCTGTTGTTGAGGCTGGCGTTTTCAACGCTTCTTCCGCCGGTATCATGTTGTGCCGTACCGTGTTCGCTGTTGTTAACAAAGGCGCAGATGACGCCATGAGCATTACATGGGCGATCACAGTTAGCTAAATTTTGGAGTAGTGTTGTATGGTTGATATTGTTACCCGAGCGGGTAAGGGCTCGCCTCTTACAAATAACGAAGTCGACGCAAACTTCACCAATCTAGCGGAAGTATCCGGTGTTACCGGTGAACCCATGGGTCATGAAGACCGTACAACATCTACGATTAGCTTCAACGCATCGACACGTACGTTCACGATTGCACCTGTAAGCGGTAGCTTTACAGTTTGGTGCAAAGGCAAGAAGTTTGTTTTTAGCTCTGCGCAGACCGTTACGATCCCCAACACCACGGGGATGCATTCGATTTATTACGATGCAAACGGCACGCTGTTATCTAAAATTGGGTACTTCAGCTTCTCTACAGAAGCTCCGACTGCGTACGTTTATTGGAACGCGACAACCGGTGCAGCCCCATACTTTGGCGACGAACGCCATGGCGTTGTTCTCGACTGGCAGACGCACGAGTATTTGCACCGCACCCGCGGCGCTGCTATCGCAAACGGCTTCTTGGCTAGTGGCTATACGCTGAACAACTCAGCTACCGATGCTGCTACTCAGATTGCAATTGAGTCTGGTACGTTCTTTGACGAGGACATGAAGATCGACATCGTGTCGACTGCTACGCCTACCGCTGGTACATACCAACAGAACTTGTTGTTCCCCGCAAAGATTCCAGTACTGCACCTGCAAGGCACTTCGTGGGTTATGGACGCTCCCACAGATTTCCCGTTTAAGCAGGGCACATCCAGACCACAGTACAACTCCCTCTCTGGCGGTGTTTGGAGTACGGCGGACGTTGGCAACAACCAACACGCTACGACATGGATTCTGGCCACAAACAATTTAACGTACCCCGTTATTGCAATCATCGGTCAATCTGCTACCGATAATTTGGGCGAGGCTGAAGCGTTTTCCTTTGCTGATTTAACGCTCACAGGTTTTCCTTCGGTTGAGTTTAGACCGCTGTACAAACTGATTTACAAAGCTTCAGACGGCTACGCAAATAGCGTAAACGCCCAACTCGTCAGTATTGTCGATTTGCGTTCTATTTCTGCTGTTGGCTCGGCAGCCAACCCTGCTACTGACCACGGCAACTTGTCTGGTTTGTCTGACGACGACCATCCTCAGTATTTGAGCGTTGATACCGTTCGCAGCGGATTGACAGCAGCGGTTAAAGCCAGCTTCTTGCCATCTCAGGCAGGTAATGCAGGTAAGTTTTTGACGACTGATGCCACGTCAACCTCATGGGCTTCGCTGACTAGTGGTAATATTACAACAGCATTAGGGTTTACCCCATACAACGCTACCAACCCAGCTGGCTATATCACTGGTATTACGTCCAGTAATGTCACTACGGCATTAGGGTTTACCCCATACAACGCGACGAATCCTAGCGGGTTTGTCACTGCTGCAGGCGCTCGTGGTGCAATTTCTGTTACTGGTGCAGGCTCATACGACTCAGCCACTGGTGTAATTAACATCGTTGGTGGTGTGACCAGTTTCAACACCCGCACAGGCGCGATCACTTTGTCGTCTGCTGACGTTACGACTGCGCTGGGTTTCACACCTTACAACAGCACAAACCCTAACGGCTACCTGACCGGCATCACATCGACGCAAGTCACAACGGCTCTGGGTTACACGCCTTACAACAGCAGCAACCCATCGGGCTA